TTGTGCATTAAGCATTGCCATATACTCTTCCTGGGCTTTGGTTGCCTTATTCTTTCCAAACTTCAATTCGATATATAACCCGTGAAAGCCGTTATTTGCAACGGGTAGGCATATATCCGGCACGCCGCTTTTAAGTCCGGCCGCTTTTAATATTCCGCCATTGCTCCTTTTGCCCTCGTTTGGCACATGGTACATCAACGCCAATTCCGGCAATATGCTTTCTGTCCGCTTCGCCCAATTGAAAAGGGCTATTTGCTCCGTTGTTTCGCTTCTCTTCATGTTCTGTATACTCATGTTTCATATTCCGCCTTTTCTTTCCGGTATTTGCAGTAATGCCACACGCAATTTACCTTGTATTGATTTTCGTTGTATTTCTCGCTTGTACACGTTCCGTTGTTCCTGGAATAAATACACCTTTTGCAATAATCCGGGTGCGTGGGGAATAATATAATTTTCCCCATACCCGTTTAATCTTCCTCTAAGGCGTATTCACGCTTGCGGCGTTTGCAATCTTCCAACATCCGTTCCAAAATGCCCGTTTCCTCTTCGGAAAGATAGATATAATATTTTTCAAGCATTTTTACGGCGTGTAATTTCTTGGCATTTGCCTTTTCTTCCTCGGATGTGTCGGTATCTGACACATTTTGTTCTTTGGCTATGTCCTCGGCGGTCTTACGCTTCTTTTTCTTCTCTTCTGACATCTGTTTTATCTCTTCGCTCTTTATATCCGCCCCGGCTTCAACTGCTGCCGCAACTTCTTTTTGTGCATCCTCGGATAATCTACTTGTTTCATAGGCACTTGTGATTTTCATATTGCCTTTTTCAAACTGCTCTTTTACCTCTTCCGTGGCATTGTTGTTAATTGCTTCCAACTGTGCAATCTTGGTTGGTTTCTCCCCCAGGACTGCCGCCACATAATCCCTAACCCTTTTTCCCTCTTCCAGGACTAACAATTTTTCCTTTCTCGCCTGGGTCAATACCTCTTTCCAATCCGCCGCCTGGTTCATCAAATCGTAATCGGTCATTTTTCGGTTAAAGGTATTGCCGATTAGCAAGGATAATCTAAATTGCGTTTCCGTCATGTCCTTAAAGCGGCACGGGATGTTCTGCGTAATCTCCGTGTGTCCCTCGTTCTGCAAAATAACAAGGGCTTCACGCCGTCTATGTCCACCGGAAAGAAGATACTCCCCGTTTACCCGGCCAATGATTAACGGCTCTTGCAATCCGTCCATAAGAATTGATGTTGCCAATTCTTCCAAATCGTCCATGCTATAACGGTTGTGCTTCGTAACTTTGATTTCGTCCAGGTTAAGGGTTATTGCTTCGTAGTTGTCTACGCCCTCAACTGCTGCCCTGGTTGCTCCGTTCATAAGGTCCATAATATTAAAGCCCATGTTATCCCCTCTCTTTCTGCTCTGCTACCGTGTGTGGTTTATTCATGTATTCCAGGATAAAATTTTTATATGCTTGTGCTGCTCCGCTTCTCACGCAATAGGCTATTGGTGTTTTGTGGTAAAATGTACTGTCTTTTACTTTCTTGGAATGGCGTATGATTGTATTAAATACGGGCAATCCGCTTTTTTCTCTCAACCATGTTTCCGCTGCTTCGCTTGTGTCTGATTTCTCATAGTCCGTAATAAGCACTCCGGCAATGTGGGCTTTGCGGTTCAACTGCCTAACATTGTTTACCTGGTCCACCAATTCTTCCAATCCGTCCAGGGAATAGCAATCTAAATTCACGGGTATAACAATTTCATCCGCTGCCACAAGGGCGTTTATTACATTCATGCCTAAATCCGGGGCGTTGTCTATGATGCAGTAATCATAATTTCCAAATGGCGGCGTATTTTTTAATTCTTCAAATGCCCGGCGGTATCTGTCATGTTGTGGCGTTTCCGTGTCCGCCTTAATCTCCAATTCCGCCAACTCCATAAAATAATTGCATGGTACAATGTCCAAATTCTCAATTTTCGTGTGTCTTATTGTGTTTCCCCGGAATGTGGCTCTTTTTAATACTGCTGCCGCCGGGGCTTCTGTGTCCCCCAGGTATTGATTAAATAAGCGGCTTGCGTTTCCTTGCTTGTCATTGTCGAACAAAAGGACTTTTCCCGGCTCAACTGCTCCACACTTTGATTTAAACCCGGTTGCTAATAATTCCGCCATACTGACCGCCGTTGTGGTCTTGGCACATCCGCCCTTTAGGTTTAGTGTGCAAATAATTTTCATGCTTTGTTCCCTCGCTTTCTTTTTTGTGGCTTGCCTTTCGGCTTCTCGCCCTTTTTAACCATACGGGCGTATATGTAAAAGGCTGCGTTTACTCCGTTGTGCTTTACCTCTGCATCCAGGAACGTAAAGCCCGGATATGCCTTTTCCATTTCTGCTTGTAACACGCTACTATCAAAGGCCATTTTCTCCACCTTTGCTTTTCTGAATTTTGAGTAACTGCGTTTTGGTTCATCCGGTTTTTTCAAATTCTTGGACGGACACCAACGCTTTGTTCCGTGTGGATTCTGTGTTATGTAGGTAGCAAGTCCGGTTAATAAAAAATTCTCGTCCGGGCTTATGTTCCTGGTGTTTGGTCTATCGCACTTTCCCCACATTCTTTCTAACTCGTCACGGTCTATTCCGCCGGATATGAGTAAATGAAAATGTGGGCGTGTGTATTCCTCAAATGCGATTATGTAAATATACTTTGCATTTTCTAACCCTAACTTTTTACGCTTGCGGTTTATGCGGCGTATGAAATTAACCACATCTTTTTTTGCATCCTCGTAGGTTACCGGCAATAACCCATTATTCCAACCAAACGTAGCCCATATATCCCCTTTTCCAAAATTGATATTGGCTAAACGGATTAAATGCCGTCTTGCGTTCTTATCGTTGAGGTTTGATTGTGACGGGCTTGTTTCTCTCTTCTTTTCCGTCTTTGGCATATCTGCTTTGAATTTAAAGGACGGGTACACCATACTTTCAAGCAATGTTGTGTTGCTCTCTGTATTGGTGCTTTTGTATGTGGATGTTCTGTATAGGCAGTTTACCCACCCCTCTTTCATCCACCTTTCCATTTCTGCTTCCTCTAACTTCTTGCACTGCTCCTTGTATGCTTCCTCATAATCGTAATTGTCATAATATCTTTTACCCATTGCCCCACCTTTTCACTTATCTATCTAAAACCCACCTATCCAGGCAGATATAAAACATATATTTCTATAATGGTTGATATGTTAAGGCCCATTACAAGGACGGCTAAACCCGGTTGCACCGTCAAAAAAAAATTAAAATCTACGGTCCCAATCTTCAAAAAGCCACGCCCACGCCTGGCGGACTTTCAAAAATCCTATGAACCATAAAGCGGCAAGCGTGAAAAATCCCGTTGCCGTAACTGCTGCAATTATGGTAATAATCCTTACAACCATGTAAAACCAACCTTTCCAATGCGGTTTCTTCCTATATATAGAAAAACCACATTTACAAACACTATATATTGTGCTATACTCTCTTTGTTGAGTTCCAACCCCTATTGTTTTAGGTCCCCACCTTTGCAATAGGGGTTCGCTTTTTCTATGCTTCCGGTATTTTTTCAAACTCTGTTTCGTAAATATCCGGTGCATATCTCATTAAAAGGCTTTTTGCTTCCTCTTCTGTTATGGCGTGTCCTACTTTCGTGTTGTAGTCCTCTGTATGTGTCAAAAGCCAATTTCCTTTTTCACTTCTCCACAATTCACAATCGTATGTAGTTCCTACTTCTCTGTTTCCGTAAATTGCCTTAACAAGTGGACTATTGGTTTTATACCATTTCTTCACATTCGCTATTTTCTTCATTTTATCCGTATCGTACTTTAATCCCTGGATAACAAACCTCATTACTGCACCCCTCTTTCCGCCTTTTCCTCACATTTCCAATAATATTTATTGATAATCAACATTTCTTTGGATAAAAGCATGGATAACCCTAAAGGAACGGTTATAAACGCTATTGTTGCATCCCCCTCTAAAATCTTGATTGCTACGGCCGTGAAAATCAGTAATGCAACGCCGTTTAACTTCTGCATGGCAAAATACTTTTTTCTTTCCCGGCGTTCCCTGGCGGCTCTTCTGTGGCTTCTCTCCTGGTTCATGGCATCCGTGTAGCCTATCATATAGGCTCGGTCCAACATTGCTTTATATGGGCTATTCTGTTCGCTTATCTTCTGTACTGCTGCCGTCTGCATCATGTTGTGTTCCCTCGCTTTCTGTTTCTTCCGCTCTGCTTTCGTCCCCACATAATGGCGGAATTAGTAATTTGCTTAATATTGCGTTTTCTGCTTCTCTGTTTTCTCTGATTACCCTTAATTCCTCAATCCGGTTTTTACTTAAATCATCTATAAGCCTATGTAATCCGTCCGCCGCACTCTCAACGCCGTTTTCTTTCTCCCAGGCTTCAAAAATTGATACCACCGCCCCGGTTATCTGTTCATATTCCGTTCTAAATCCGGTTTCCTCTTCCTCTGCATCCAGGGTATTAAGAAAATCCGGCTTTTTCCCGGTAATCATTGCTTGGATGTAGTACCCTGGCACTTCCGCATTGACCGCATTTGTGATTAACTCCGCTTTGGCTGCTTCCTTTACCATTTCGTAATAATCCGGTTGCTTTACTGTTACCGGGCTATCTGATGTAAAATTGTCCATAAATCCCATTTATTTATCCTCGCTTTCTACTCTTCTATCACTTTGCACTCTCTTGGATATACCCCTATTTCCCTTTTACCAACTTCTATATAGTACATTTTCGTGCGTCTGTTTCTTGGTGGTTCTGTCTCTCTTCTTGTAACCGTGTGTACGCTCCCTACTTCCGGCGGATTAACAATAGGTAACACATCTGTAATTTTGATTTTCATTATTTCACTCCTTTATTTCTTCCATAATCTCTTTTATTTGGTTCATGGTGCTTTCCACCTGGGCTATTGTCATATTCTTATCGTCTATGTAATAATCCGCATAGATTTTTCTTGTATCGTTTCCCCACCGCTTTATCTGCTCCGGTAACGGCTCATTCACGGCATCAAATACAAGCCCTTGCAATCTGCACCACTCCACGGCATTTTCCAGGTCTGCCCCGGCTCTGCTTGTCCACAATATTATTTGGTGTCCCTGGGCTTTTACCGCTTTCGCAAAAGCAACCATTTTTTTGTTTGGGGCTACAATTTCCGGGAAACGGGTAATAGCCAATGTGTTATCAAAATCAATTGCGTATATTGCCATTATTCGCCCTCTCTTTCTGTTGCCGGGTTAAGGCTCATTTCATATTTCATAAGCATAGCGGCCGTCTGTACGGCTTCGCACGCAAGGTTAATTGCGTAATCTGCGATTTTAAGCGGTGTTATCTCTTCTTTCAGATAACAAGGCGTTTCTTTCCCTCTCACATCATCCCATAAGCACTTAAAGGATGTTTCTAACTCTTCAAGGGCTTCTTTGCTCTCTTCTAATTCCTCATAGGCAACCGCCACGCCCTCATGTTTTGATGTAAATAACGGGAATTGCTCATTTGCCCGGTTTAATTCTCTGTTGGCTGCTGCCGTGATTTCTTCTTTTAATTTCTGCATCATGTTGTGTTCCCTCGCTTTCTGTACTGCTGCACCCTAAACCATGTAAGGGGCTGCAAATTCATATACCGGCCTATCTGCTGCCGGGTTCATCTGCTCCGGTTTGGTATAAAGTTTTAATGTGATTGCCGGGTTTCCGTCTGTATCCGTTCCCCGTGGGTTGAAATTGTACTTAAATCCCAAATGGCTATTCATGGATGCACCTTTTAAGGTAAAGGCAAAATTACTTAATTCCCTTGCCCCAATCGTCACGCCCTGGGTGTTTAAATCTCTCCACCGCTTAAAGGTGCTTTTGATGTGTTCTAAAAAATCCGGCTCAATCTGATTGTTAATAGGCATCATTGTTTTTTCTTCCATGTGTTATTCCTCGCTTTTCAATATGATTTCCCGGTATATAGTCAACTGCAAATCTGAAAAACTGTAATTTGGTGTTTCTTCCGGGTGTAATGGCTGCATTAGTCCCAATTCCTTATATCTTTTATGGGTTATGTCCACTTTTTCTTTTAGCCGTGTGACCTCTTCCGCCATAAGTGCTTCATATTCTGCCATGTGTACCAAATTACCCAAATATCCGGCAAATAGTTCATTGCTTCCTTTTGTAATCCGTACACGGTCCGGGCCAGACATAACGGCCACAATATCCGCTAATGTCATACGCTGCACCTACCTTGTGGCTTCTACAATGGCGTTGTATAAATCCGGTGTTCTTTCCCCGGCTTCCAACCGCTCTTTTAATGGGGTAAGTAATGGATAAATGATTTTCCCCATATATCCGCCCGGTGCATATTTTGAAAGCATATCATTGACGGCGTTTTGTGCCGCTTCCCAATCTCTCAATATCTCCGGTGTTTCCCCAATCGTTATTCCGTCCAATTCTTCTTTAATGTGCTTTGCAAACATCTTTTCTGTTTCATCCGTTACGCACGCACTCGCTACGATTCCGCTATCAAGAAGAAACTGCAACATCCCGTTGGCTAATGAGTTCGGTGTTATGGTTTCCTCTGCCGGAATTGCTGTTTTAGTTGTTTCTTCCCGTCCTGCTGCTGTCTTGGCTTCTGCTTCCGCTGCTGCCAAAATGCTTTCCGCCGTTGGCTTCTCTTCCGGTTCATTCATTCCGGTAAAGTTCTTGTTTTCTGCTTCCATGTTTTGTTCCTCGCTTTCTTCTGCTGCATAAATGCTTTTTGCTATCTCTTCCGCTATTGCAGTAAATACCGTTGTAGTTACTGCGTTACCAAATTGTTTATATGCCTGGCTATCTGAAACAACTTGTTTCCAATCGTCCATAGGGAACGCTTGTAAAATTCCGTATTCTTTTGGAGTCAACTTTCGCACCCTCAACCGCTTTGTATCAAATATTTTCACTTCCCTTTGCCCCCCCCGGATGTTGTAAGGGTTGGTGCTATTCCATTCACGGAATACACCCGGCGGCATTGGTCTTGAGCCTTTATGTCAAGCATCCCCACCATTTGGCAACCCTGGTTATTTGCTCTTTCCATTGTCTTGTTCCTTTCGCTCTTCTATTCTATAACTGCTATCATGTCTTTCTTTCCGGCGTACCCTTTATAATCCCTTGCGGTAAGGCACGGGGAAACATCCGCAATTTTTAAAACATTTCTTCCGCACTTATTGACCGTTACTGTTATGGGAAACTCTGTTGCTCTCTGCCCCCCCCTGGATTGATGATAACGTGTTGGTAGTTATGCTTCTTTGTGATGCTTCCGCCCCCCCAACTCGTAATGTTTTACCGCAACCGTTGGGGTCTAAAAGCCCGGTTTCCTCTGCAATGTCCGTAACCACGCTTTCTTCCGTCTGTTCATCTTCCAGGATGATAACGCCGTGTAAATCCTGGGCGGTAAGTGTAAACATTGGCTCGTCCTCTGCCTTTGCCCTCGGTCCGTTCTGCCGCTTGTTGATACGGTCCGGCGTAATGCACGCATGGCACTTTCCCATTTTCTCTAATTTCTCCATTGCCTGGGCTATAATGGTTTGTGCCTTTTCGTCCGGCAAGTAATATTTTTCCGGCACATCTTTTTCCAGGTAATCCGATAATTTCGGTACAAATTCGTGTTGCTCTTTTGGAAATGTAAATGATAGGTTCTTTTTGTTCCTGGTCCCTACTACTGCGTAACGGTCCCGGTTCTGTGGCACGTTCCAATATTTGGAATTAAACATTTCAATATGTGCCGTGTACCCGTGGCGTTCATATTCAAGGCGTAACACGGGCAAATACGGGCGTAATCCTCGCACGTTCTCCGCAATGATAACGGCCGGCATGGCGTGTTCTCTCTCTCTCTCTGTTTCTTCAAGCAATCGCATCATTTCAAAGAAACATCCGCTACGGCTCGCCGCCTTAAAATTGTTACTGCTGCACTTAGGACAAATGGTGTTGCCCGTGTACTCTTCCGGGTTTATCTCTATTTCCTCGCCGCAATCCTCGCATTTTAAAATCATGCCCCGTTGCTTTCCGGCAACGCTCAAATCCTGGCATGGGAAACCAAACGCCCACACATCCGCTTGTGGGATGTCTGCTTGGTGTAATTCCTTAATGTCTGCTTTCTGTACATGGTCCCCTACGTTTGCCCGGTAGCTCTCCACGGCGTATTTATCAAAGTCCCATGCCCCGGCTATTTCATACCCGGCATTTTTAAATGCAATACCCATTCCGCCGCATCCACAAAAAAAGTCATTAACCTTTAATTTTCTTTTCATCTGCTGCCGCCCGTCCTTTCGTTCATTGCTCTGTATAAGTCCTTTTTATTTGTGTAGACTTCGTTGGTCTGAACTCCGGCGGCATTTAACTTTGCTTTCACTTCTAAAAGTTCTTTTCTAAAAAATCTTTCTCTATCTCCCCTTGGTCGCTCTGTGAAATCAACTATTTTCCCCGGTGTTATAAGCAATCTTAATATTTTGGCGGTCGTTTCCCCGTACTGTCTAAAAACGCCATATTCTATATATGTTTTTTGCCATATAAACAATTTGAACCCCAACGCCTTTTCCACATCTTCAATCTTTTTATCAAGTTCCGGCGTTGTGTAGTGCGGTCTGTAAAACCATTTTGATATATCCATGTTGAGTTCCTTTCTATATTGCTGCCGCCTGGCATTTATAAACTTCTCTGTGCTACTTCTGCCCGGTATGGTGTTCCCCCACGCTTCAATTCGTTATAAATCGTTGCTCTGTGAAACCCAACCGCCTTTGCAATATCTGTAACCTTTGCCCCGGTTCGCTCCATTGCTTCAATCTTCTGTCTGTCGGCGTATGTAATACGCTTATCTCCTTTTTTCACGTTTCCGCCCACCTTTCCTTAAAAATTGGCAAAATAAAAAGTGCTACAAGAGTTTTTTAATTCTCTTGTAGCACTCATATTTTCTATAATAAAAAATCAAGTGCGATAGAGTTATTAACCCTTGTCGCACTTGATTTTACAACTTAGCATATGATAGAAGAAAAAGTTGCAAAAACGATAAAATCACGAAATTAAGAGAGGAAATTCTATGTACAATACAACGGTAACGCTGAAAAAAGGAGAAGGAAGAACGCTGAAAGCCGGGGGAATGTGGGTATTCGATAATGAGATCGCATCCATACTGGGGACGTTTGAGAATGGCGACATTGTAAACATTCATGATTTTGACGGCTATTTCATGGGATACGGTTATATCAATACCAATTCCAAGATCACGCTCCGTCTGTTGGCGCGCAGGAAGGATACGGTGATCGATGAGGCATTTTTTGAACAGAGGGTACGGGATGCCTGGAATTACCGCAAGGAGACCATCGATACCTCTAGCTGTCGTCTGATCTTCGGAGAGGCGGATTTCCTGCCGGGTATTGTCATTGATAAATTCTCGGATGTATTGGTAGTGGAATCTCTGGCATTGGGAATCGATAAGTGGAAGCTTGTAATCATTGATGCTTTGAAGAAAGTACTGGCGGAGGATGGCATTACCATCCGCGGTGTCTACGAGCGGAGCGATGCCAAGGTACGCTTACAGGAGGGGATGGAGCGTTACAAGGGCTTCATCGGCGAACCGTTTGACACGAAAGTAGAGATTGTGGAGAACGGTGTGCATTACATGGTGGATGTAGAGGACGGACAGAAGACTGGATTTTTCCTGGATCAGAAGAATAACCGTGCCGCCATTCATCGTTTCTGTAAGGATAAAAAGGTGCTGGACTGCTTCACACACACCGGCTCCTTTGCATTGAACGCGGGAATTGCCGGAGCGAAGAGTGTTCTGGGTGTGGATGCTTCTCAGCTGGCTGTGGATCAGGCAACGGAAAATGCGAAGCTGAACGGACTGGAAAATACGGTAAGCTTCCGATGTGCGGATGTCTTCGAGTTATTGCCGGGGCTGGAAGCGCAGGGCGAGAAATATGATGTGGTGATCCTGGATCCGCCCGCTTTTACCAAGTCCCGCAATTCCATCAAAAATGCCGTAAAAGGATATCGTGAGATCAATCTTAGGGGCTTAAAGCTGGTGAAAGACGGCGGATTCCTGGTAACTTGTTCCTGCTCCCATTTCATGGATCCGGAGCTTTTTGCCAAAACAATCCGGGAGGCTTCTCATGGTGCGCATAAGCGTCTCCGCCAGGTAGAATTCAAGACACAGGGCCCGGATCATCCGATCCTGTGGGCAGCGGACGAGAGCTATTACCTCAAGTTCTACATCTTTCAGGTCGTTGATGAACGCTAGACATCCGTCTGGAGAAGTAAGCGGCTGAAAGTGGCGGAAATGCTTGATTTACAAGGGTTCGAACGTGTTTGGTGATAAGCTTGCAAACCTCGTAAAGTATTGCAAAATATCGTATCACAGTGGTATAAAGTGGTAAGTCTGAGTGGTAACTATGAAATGATAATGATATCGGAAAAGGTTATATGTTCGCTCTTCATTATGTTAAAATGAAACATGAATTAACGGCAGACTAACGACAGACTAACAATGATATAATTGTAATGCCAAAATAGGTGTGATATTATTACTATGGCAATCGAAACAGAGATGTTCCGGTTGCTTTTTTTATGCCATGAAAGGGTGAATTTGATGGAATTATCTATGAGAGAGAAAGAGCTGTTAATTAGTGTCTGCTGATTAAGTATCTATCTGCAGCTTCCAGCTCTTACATCTGTTCCAGTCATGCCAGAAGCGGAACAGATGCAAAAGAGCGTAAAGTATTCGCCGCTGAATCCTGAACAGATTCGTCACGAATACAGATAATGCGATAGAAGTCAACTGCGTTTCTTCCAGTTTTGTGGTAATGCAGCTCATACCATAACAGCGTTTGATCAGACTTAAGGTGCGCTCCACTTCGATTCTATCGGTATTATCCTGATACTCCTGTTTCTTATCAACTTTTGTTGTAGCGCTTGGTCTGCCCAGCTTTGGACCTGATAACCGGATTCCATGTTCCTTGCAATAGTTCCTGGTTTCCCTGGTCCGGTATATCTGATCTGCCAGGACCCGTTCCAGATAATAACCGGTACGCTCTCTGAATCGTTCTATTGCTTCAATCAGGCAGGTGCTCTCGTTGTATGCCTCGAAAGATATTTTTTCGATACGCCCATAACCTTCGCTGTCAAGACTGAGATCAAATTTTGCACCAAATTCAACAGGTGCTTTGACCTTGTGCTTCCTGCTCTTAGCAAATGCAAGATACTCTTTTCTGGCACGTTTGCGATATCTTCTTGGCAACTTAAGACCATAGCACTTACAAAAACAGTAAATCATGGTCTCCAGTTTTTCTCTTGCTTCATTCAAAAGTGAGATATCCTGCGGATAACGTATGTTTGCAGGCGCACAGGTTGCATCAAAGGCTGGTTGAAATCAAGGAAGGAATGCTGTAAAGTCAGTAAAATCAAGTGTTTGCAACTTAATTGAATAAATTTTATTTGAAATACTTGACAGAAATAGTTAAATGAGTTAGTGTATAACTATAAGTAATGACATTATGATGTAAGTATATAACAACAATATGAAAAAGAAACTTGTGATGGGGTGTTTCGCATCAGATAAAAATGGCAAGTAGATGTGGAGACCAGCGATGAAAAGTCAAGCATAAATTATACAGACCTCCTAGTCGAGGTTAAATTCTACATTGTCGGTCATCATCTTCCAGATGATTCTGACGAGTTTACCGGCGCAGTGCCCAAGGGCATTGCAGTGCACCGTTGATTCAAGACCGATGATGATGTTGTCCTTGTCATCACAGATGGATGTAAGGTTAGATTCCAACAGACTGAATCCATCACCGTCATTTGTAAATTTGAACGGCTCCATGAGAATTACGCCATCTGAGCTGATAGCTGGGGCAAAGTAGTTGAGTTTGGCAATGTCAATGCCTACATAAATCATGAGGTTGTGCCTCCCTTTCATAAAGTCTGATACCATGATATTCATCAGCGATTATCCTCGTAGACTTGATTGAAATAAGTACTTCCGAGCGAGAACCCATTGCAACATCGAGCAGATAAACAATTCAGATAAAGGTAGCGGCAATACGCTCCAGTCGAGTAGTCGAAGCTACAGGAAAAATCAAAAGTCCATAGTATTTGAATGTATTAAACCACGATACAAAAAATATAAAAAGAAGGGAGAATGTGTGATGATTCCCTCTAGGAATTATCATACAAATAAAAAATGAACAGTTTTGTATATGACATACCGGTAAAAGTATATTTTGGAGAAAATCAGCTGAGCCATCTTGGGGAAGAACTGAGTAGATATGGGAAAAGAGTGCTTCTGACTTACGGAGGAGGCTCCATCAAAAAGACAGGGTTATATGACGCAGTTGTTTCGGAAATCAAAAAAGCCGGACTGGAGTTTTATGAACTGTCCGGTATTGCGCCAAATCCGAGGATTGAGTCAGTGCGGGAAGGGGTGGAGATCTGTAAGAGAGAAAACATTGATGTACTGCTTGCCGTAGGCGGCGGTTCTACTCTGGACGCTACTAAATGGATGGCGGCAGGAGCCTGCGTGGAACATGACCCCTGGGAATTTTTTAGCCAATGGGCGCCTGTGGAAAAAGCCCTTCCTGTGCTGACCGTTCCGACCCTTGCGGCTACCGGTTCAGAAATGGATGCGGGAGGCGTGATCAGCAATCCTGAAACGCAGGATAAGATTGGAAGGGTTGCCAAACCGTTGCTCCCAAAAGTATCCTTTCTTGACCCTACAAATACCTATACGGTAAGTCCTTATCAGACGGCCTGCGGCGCTGCTGATATGATGTCACATATCATGGAAGTGTATTTCAATATGGAGACAGACCTGTATATGCTGGACTGCTTTATGGAAGGAATGATGAAAACCATCATCAAGTATGCGCCGATTGCCATGAAAGAGCCGGAGAATTATGAGGCAAGGGCAAACCTGATGTGGACATCCTCCTGGGCGATTAATGGTTTTGCACATGGAGGAAAACAGCAGGAGTGGAGCTGCCATCCCATGGAGCATGAGCTGTCTGCAATCTACGATATTACCCATGGCTTGGGACTTGCCATACTGACGCCCCGTTGGATGGAGTATTGCCTGGATGAGACAACGGTTTCTAAATATTATCAGTTCGGCGTGAATGTATTCGGAATTGACGCCTCCTTAGAGCCGATGGCAGTTGCAAAAGAAAGCATAGAATGGCTGTCGAAGTTTTTCTTTGAAACATTAGGATTAAAGAGAACCTTTACGGAAGTGGGGATCGAGAAGAAGAACTTTGCGGTGATGGCGAAAAAAGCTTGCGGAGG